TTCTTCCTGCATCCGGGGCTGCACGATGCTCATACGCACCACCTCGATCTCGTCCGTCTCGCGGAAAAGCTCGTAGGCGCCGAGGGCGTAGTACATGAGCTGCGGGTTGCGCTCTGGGCTCACCGGTACGCCCTGCCCATACTTGAAGTCGATGATGTGCAGCAGACCGCCGCCGATCATCAGGCAGTCGCAGGTGCCAAAGCCGCCGGGCACCCACCGGGTCACGTCCACCTCCTGCTCGATGAATACGCTGGGCTGGTGGAGGTAAAGCCCCCACTGAAGGTGCACAAAGTCCACGTATTGGTTGGTGGCCCTCACCATTTCAGGCGGGTCGTCCGGCTCGCCGTCCAGCCGGATTGACCCGGACAGCGGGAGTGCCCCGTAGCCTGCTTCCCACCACCGGAGGTTGTTCCTCAGGTGGGCCTCGCACAGCTCATGGGCTCTTGTGCCCTCTACGGCGTACTTGCTGGTTTCCTCGGGCAGGTGTTCGGTGGCCCGGGCACTGGGCGGGCAGGCGATCCACCGGGCTGCGCTGGATGCACCCAGCAGGGCGTGTTTAATTGGAGGCATTTGCGTCCACCTCGTCTTTCAGCTTGAGCAGTTCCCCCCAGACGCTGGTGTAGCTGTCAGGCGGCAGCTTAGAGACGGATGCAGCACCGGTGGCTTTGATGGCTGCCTGAACACCTGCCCGCTTGCCAGCCACGATCAAGCTGCGGGCCAGATCGCGGATTTTGTCCAGCGTGGCAGGGTCTTTCTCCGGCTCAGCAGCGGGTACGGATTCGGGCGCGGAGGTTGAGGTCACCGGTGCGGCATCCGCCTGCGAGGGAGAATCCGAGGCTTCTGCCGTTGTAGGGTTTGCAGGCTCCTCCGCAGGGGCCGCTGCGGGCTTCTGTGCGGCCTTTTTCTGCTTGGCAGGGGTCTGCTGCGCCTTGGGTTTGTCCGGCTGCGTCACAGGCTCGCTCTGGGGCTGCGGGGCGGGGGCCTGCGCAGGGTGACGCTCGTCGGGGCTGGGGGTGTGATAGTTGCTGTCCATGTGGCCCAGGTGAGCCAGTACGTTCAGCAGTTCTTCCGGTGTTTCGCCGTAAAGGTGAAGGTCGAAATTCATAGTGTTACGCTCCTTTTATAAAAAGATTCTGTCGAATCTATGCTTTGCAGTTCTATCACCGCTTTCTCGTGGGCATCGTCCATGCAGGTGATCTCGAACTCGCAGGTGCTGCCTGCGGGGATCTCCTCGGAGTTGGCAAGGCTCACGCGCTCGCCCTGGGCTGTCTGGGCCCGCAGGGGGCGCTGGCACTCGGTCATCTCTCCGCTGAGGAGCAGGGGAATCTGGCGGGGCCCGACAAAGATCAGGCCGTCTATGATCTTCTTATATGCCGTCAGCTTGCCGGATTCGTTCACGGCTTTCTTCTGACTTGATAATCATACAGGATCGGCTGCCCAGCCTCGCCACGTTGGGTTTGGCGGGCCAGGTGCCCAGCAGGGGCTCGGTGAAAGTCAGTTTGACTTTAAGCGTTTTCATAGTGCATACTCCTTTTCGAACTTGCGCTCGTTGATATCTTCGATCACAAAATCGTATTTGGAATTCTCCCAGGTCCGGCTCCTGGTGACCGCTGTGTAAAAGCTGCCGAGCTTCATTCCCAAAGCGTCGGCTACCTGCTGCGCCGAGCCGCAGGCGAGGATTTCCTCTGTCCGGCGGTTGTAGGCGGTGTACCACTTCACAGCCCCAGCACCCGGTGCAGCACGGCATCCAACCGGGTCATCTCGCGGTCAGGCAGGTGCCCCAAGTACCGCTGAAGGTCGTCCGCGTCGATGGTGCGGACCTGCCGGGTCACGGCAACGCTGGGCAGATTCAGGCTCATCAGGAGAACGTTGTTGCAGTAGCCGTCGCCGCGTTCCAGCTTGGCGGCGCTGGTGGTCAGCGGGATGACCGTAACGGTCGGGCTGGTCTGATTGACCTCGTCGCTGCTGACGATCACCGCCGGGCGGTCGCCCCGCAGGATGTGGGTATCTCCCTCTCGGAGCGGGGTATCGGTCATCCAGTAAACGTCGCCGCGTCTCTTGTCGTTGAACATCGTATGTCCTCCTTTCAGGCGTCCCTGCGGCTGCAATGCTCGGGCAGGGCCGGGTATTCAGGGTTACGGGCGTGTGTGCGGTCGATTTTGCCGTAAGGGCTCCGGCGCTCCTGGGCGTCCTCAAGCGCGAAGCTCAGACGGCCCAGCGCAATGGCTGCCAGGATCAGCACCATCGCGGTGCCGAACTGGCCGTCCGTGATGGGCTGGCCAATTTGTGCGCCGCCCTCGATGCCGAGAGCGTACAGCAGGCCGACCGCGCCGCAGGCGACAGCCGCCCATTGCAAAACTGCGGGTTTCAGTCTCATTTTGTGGTTCCTCCTCAGTAAAGTTTGAATTCCTGATCCAGCAGGGTGTCCAGCCGGATGGTCTTGCCCCGGCCCTGGCCGCTCCACCCGTCCGGGTACTGCTGCGTGACCCGCTTTGGCGTGGTGCCCATCTGGGCAGCCGCCTGTGTAACGGTCAGCCGGATGCAGCCGGTGGTGGAGTAGATGGCGCGATAGGCGTCGTGCCAGGCTTCTGGGCGTTTCATGTGTGTTTTGCTCCTTGAATGTTGTTAAATCACAACTTTTTAGGTAAAAAGAAATAGTGGCCAATCTCTGCGGACGGGATGTTCAGCAGGGTGCAGATGCGGTCGATCTCATCTTGACGGAATGCAAAATTCCCGGCCAGCTTCTGGCAAAACTGCCCCTCACTGATACCGGCCTTTTCCGCCAGGTCCTTCTGGGTCATCCCACAGTCGCGGATGCGTCCGCGCAGCATGGTGTAATCCATGGCGGGCATATTTTTCACCTCCTGTCGTTTATGTTGTGGTTTCGCAACCATGGCCACAGTATAGCGCGGCAGTTGTGGAATGTCAACACGAAAATAGAGATTTCACAATTTTCTTTTCGACTGGTATTGATTTTTCGCAACCGGTATATTATACTTGCACCAGAACGTAAAGAAAGGGGCCACAACTATGGCAAAAAAGACCGCGACCTTTGCGCAACGTCTACGAGAGGGACTTGACCTGCGCGGAATGAAGCAGATCGAACTGGCCACCCGCTCTGGAATCTCGAAATACAGCATCTCTCACTACCTGAAGGGCGACTGGGAAGGAAAGCAGGACGCTGTGTATGAGCTCGCCCGTGTTCTGAATGTATCGGAAGCGTGGCTGATGGGCTATGACGTTCCACCGGAAAAGGAAAAGCTCAGTAGTGCTGCGCAGCTCGATAAAAAGCCCACCATCCCGCCGGGCTTCATGCCGCTGCCTGAGATGAAGAAGGTGCCGCTGATCGGTGCCATCGCCTGCGGCGACCCCATCACGGCGATCCAGAACCGCGAGGGCGATGTGAATGCCCCGGTGGATATGCATTGCGACTTCGCTTTGAAGTGCCAGGGAGAGAGCATGATCGGCGCGGGTATCCACGACGGCGACGTGGTGTATATCCGCATCCAGCCCGAGGTGGAGAACGGCGAGATCGCAGCGGTGCGGATAGGTGAGGAAGCTACACTCAAGCGAGTATACCTGCACAGCGATTACATCGAGCTGCGGCCCGAGAACCCCGCCTTTGAGTCCATCATTCGCCGCCGGGAGGATATGAACGACGTGCAGATAGAGGGCAAGGCCGTCGGCTGGATGCACTGGGTCGGCTGACCACCCCGTGACTACCAGCATACGTTGACTACCGAAATTCCCTATAAACCCTACGCGTGCGGGCATCAAGCGCGTTCTCGCGCGGATGCGTTCTTATTTTCTTCTATTCAGGGTCAGGATAAGAGCTTGAGTATGTTGTGTATGTTTTGACCCGAAAACCCGCATGAACACTCACTTTTTCGTGACCACAAAGTTCGTATGCAACTTTTTGTTGCAATCGACTAGATTTTTGTTGCTTCCGTATGCGGGCGTTGCGCAGGTTTGTATACGGCAGTCGAACCTGAAAAATGCAAAAACGCCCCCGGTGCTACCAACACCGAGAGCGTTTGGAATAGATCGGCTTGCCTGGAGGCGTGCCAACCATCACAGGATTGCGAAGCCCTGTATTGGTATTGTAGCACCTCCGGGCAGGCTTGTC